TCAGATTGAAAACGTAATTTAGTTTGTGCTCTTTCATTTTGAAGTTTTAGCGCTTCTGTCTCTGACATAAAGAGAGACATATATTTTGTCTGTAAATCAATGCGTTTAACTGTTTCTTGGTTTATCTGAGCCGTTAATTGTAAAGCTTGAGATTCGGGTAAGTTGGGCGCACTACCTGATCTACCTCCTTTTGGATTGAACTTATCGTTTAACGCATTACGCCTGCGTAGAAAGTCTTCGTAACGATCCAGGGCAGTGTTTAGTATGTTTTTATTAGGCGCTACTATTCCTTTGTTTTTATCTGCTGTTACTTCTTCAGGAGTGAGTATTTGACCGAACGAGTTTAAGTTAGTAAATGTAGCAATAGTACCTATAGCAGCTTGTATTCTCTCCCATATACCTAAAGTTGTTTTAGACTCCTCTCTAAACCCACTAGTTTTTTCTAAAATAGCTTCTAATAGAGCTGCTGAAACTGCCTCAGCTCCATTAGTTTCTAAAATTGTTTTTAAGTTCTCAGCATTTTCAATCCCAATAATTCCTTGCAGCCTTTCAATACTCTTTAAGGCGTCTGCTTCACTTAACCTTGCTTCAACAATTGCCACCGCAGTATCTGCATCACCGACTGCACCAAAAGCTCTTGTTAGATCTTTAACTGCAGACTGATCAGCAATTGCGTTGAATCCTCCAACAAGTTGTATAGCTTCGTCTTTAGCAATACCAAGCTGTTTTGCTAAATCATCAATGTCGCCAGCAGTTATGTTGGATGTACTGCCTACTGATGACAAAGTTACGTTTAGATCTCGTAGTTTTCGATCCAGCTCCTGAGCTTCTGTTACTAATCGGCCTACTGCTGAACCAGCAATACCTCCTGCAAAACCACCAAGACCACCAAATAAACCGCCAGTGATACCACCTAAAGCACCTAGACTTGACTCTAGTCCACCTGCTCCAGTAATTAAGGGGAAAGCACCGCTAATAAGACCACTAGATAAAGCGTTACCTGCAGCTCGACGTATTTTTTGGTTTTTGGCTTCTAGTGCAGCTCTTTTCGCTAACGCTGCGTTTATTTTATCCTCTACTATTCTTTGCCTTTTAGACTCTTGAAACTGTTTAAACTTTTCCTGGCTTATCTCTTTTTCCAGCTGTGCCTGTCGCTGAGTTTGCGCGGTCTTTTGGGGATCTGGGTCTCGCCCTAATGCAATTCTTCCTTCTTTAAGTGCGTCAGCTTGAATTTTTGCCAACCGCTCTTGATATTCTTCAGCTCGCGCCTCTGCGATACCCCATGCTGCAGCCAGATTTTTTACATCAGCTGATTGCCTTCCCAACCCTCCACTATTTACTTTTACGTTATTTAAAATATCTGAAAATGTGCGTGCTCTGCCTGTTGTTTCAGCGACTGTATTCCCCAGCAATTTAGTTTGCTGTATTAAATTACCCTCACTATTTGCTACATCTCGTATTATCTTTTTCAATGAAGCTAGTTGTTTTGCATATATATCAGCACCTACACTGCTCGGCCCCTTACCCCCAAACAAATCAAGAGGAGTAGATTTGAGTTTTTTTAATGTCCCACTAAGAGACTCAATTTTTTTAATAAAACGAGCAACGCTTGGCTCGTTTTGAATAACAACATTTACAGCAGCGTCATAACTTGCCACAGCGACAGCCCGTCCGTATTACGCCACTCTACCTGCGACGACGCGCCTTCGCTAACTCCGCCTCCTGGTCCTCGTTCAAAATGTTGAAGTACGCGCTCCAGCCGATAATTTCGTGGGCAGTCATCGACCCTCTCAGCTCTGACAGGCTCATGCCAAGCTCTTTGGCTACACCAAACTGAAGCATGAGCCAGCTGTCTTTGCGAAGTTCAGCGCTTAATCTTTTGGGTCAATGGCCTCTTCGTCGTCATCCGAAAGAACGGCCAGCATCAGAACTTGAAGATCCTTGTCTTTTACCTCGTTCTTCAGCACGTCGATTTCTCCTGCGAGAAAAAGGGCTTGCCCCATTTCATCCCTAGCTTTTGCAATCAAAAGCTGCAAAGCAAAAGCACCTGCATCGTCTGACTTGGCTCTTTGCTGCGCTCGCTCCCTCTCAGCCATCGTAAGAGGAGCTACCCACAGATCAAAATCCGTTCCATCGGAAAGGGTTACGGTCTTTTTAATAGGCTCAAGATTCGCGGCTTTTTTAAGCCTTTCGATCGCTGACTGTGCCATAAAAAGAATTTACTTAACCACTACACTAGCACTAAAAAGCCCCCGAAGTCATCGGAGGCTCTTATTGTCTAGCGCTAATTAGCTCTTCGCAAAGTCGAAGGTAGGCGCAGTGGTTGGACGGAAGTTAATCGAAATCGTCTGGGCATCATCCGGCGTCACTGAGAAGCTGGCGGAAGTCAGAACAGCGTCCATTGAAATAGAACGGCTAGCAGCATCATCCGGCGTACCAGATGTTACGACTGCATCCATATACAGCTTGAACGTTGCGCCCGCTTGGTTGCGCTGCGTAACGTCTTCAATCAAACGAGCCGAAATGCCGGTGTCGTCATCAGTGAAGTAGACCTCAGCTGAGCCCGTACCATCCGCAAAACCTGAGATAAAGGTTCGGAATGGTGCGCTTTGACCCAGCGTGCCACCGATGCTTGTCACATCGATTTCATCGCGAGTCACCTCAAAATTCCAAGAGCGCACGTTTGCGACTGCTTGAAACTCACTGAAACTGACCCCAAAAGCACTGGTGCCGTCAGTTCCGTCGCTCGACAAAGCAAGGACCGCACCTCCTGCTGTTGCAGAGAACGTTGCTACTCCGGTAGCGGCTGTATAGGTCTTGATGAAAACAGGCGTTCCTACGGCCAAGCCGCCAGGCAGGGTGCCTCCACCTGCGGTAAACGAAACTTTGTCGTTTACTTTAAAGTTGAGGAACGTTCCGACTTTGATTTGATCGCTTCCGCTAGTTACATCTGCAGCCTTAAAGGTTCCAGATGTGCCAGCAGGTTTGTAATAGAGGGCTCCAGAGGTGCCCGAAAGGACGGTAGCCATTCGTAGAAACGGGGCAGGGTGGACTTACGGGCGGAACCCGGCACATACAGTTTAGCGTGGCAACTGCAAAAGCACTAATCCTGATCCTCTGCAACGAAAGACGTGTCTATGCGCCCCACCAAATGCGGACTTGCGTCAGTTGTTGAAAAAATTGGGCCGTTGATCGCTCCAGGGCGCAAATAGATCCCTGCGCCATCTCTGGTAGAGGCTGTTAACCCCAACAGAGTGGTCACAGCGGTGTCCAAAAGTGTTTGGTTCCTTGCGGGGCCTTTGCCTTTTTCAGTGCAAATTCGAATCACAACACTGCCCCGCACAAAATCTAAGTTGCTTGTGAGAGTTGTTTCGGTCGTAATGCCAAATGTGATATTTACTCGGACGTATTCAGTGGTTGAATTTGCAGGGGCGGCTGTAATGTTGTCAAAAAATACAGGCACCGCAGGGTCAAGCGCTCCAAATGCTGTTTGAAGCGGACTTTCTATTGCAGCTCGAATCTGTTGGTATCTCATTGTTTTGCCTTAAACGCAAAGGTTACCCCTCTCCTGAGAGCAT